TACTGTTGGATCTCAGGGAACTCAAGGCGTTCAAGGAACACTAGGAGCGCAGGGTACTCAAGGTACAGATGGTACTCAAGGTACTGGTGGAATCCAAGGAACTGTCGGTTCACAGGGTACTGGTGGTACTCAAGGCGTACAAGGTACTTTAGGTACTCAAGGTGCTACTGGTGCTCAAGGCACACAGGGAACTCTTGGTGCACAGGGCGTACAAGGAACTCTTGGAGCCCAAGGTACAACTGGTGCTCAAGGCACACAGGGAACTCTTGGTGCTCAAGGTGTTCAAGGAACACTAGGTGCTCAAGGTGTTCAAGGACAATCTGATCGCTACAAGACAACCTCTACAACTACACGTTCGATTGCAGTAGCAAACAACGTAAGTTTTGTACTGGTTGATCCAAATCTTTCATACTCAGTAGGTCAAGACGTAGTAGTTGCTTACGATGTAAACAACAACATGTCTGCAACTGTAGTAAGTTACACAGCAAACACTGACACACTCGTCGTAAACGTTAATGACGTTAGAGGTTCAGGAACATACTCTGCATGGTCAATTAACCTAGATGGTGCTACTGGTGTACAAGGTACAACAGGTGCACAGGGTGTACAAGGCACATTAGGTGCTCAAGGTACCCAAGGAACTCTTGGTGCTCAAGGTGTTCAAGGTACTGTTGGTTCTCAAGGTACTCAAGGAACTCTTGGAGCCCAAGGTACACAAGGAACTCTTGGAACTCAAGGTATCTCTGGTCAACTTGGAACTTACGCAGAGACTATTACTCCAGTATCTCCATATTCAGCAACAACATTTACAATTACACACAGTCTTGGAACACGAGATGTGTTAGTAACTGTTCAAGACGCTACCTACAACGAGGTAGTCACTGATGTAGTTGCATCAACTACATCTGCTGTAACTATCGGATTTGCAGTTGCTCCTGGTTCAGGTGAAACATACAGGGTAGTAGTTAAGGCCTAAAGGTGAGTAAACGTCATCTAGTTCCGCTAAATATATTTGCCTCTACAGCAACTCCTACCCCTAGGAACACTGGAGATGCATTCTTTGATTATTCTAGTGGAAAATTAAAGATTTACAATGGATCGGCTTGGTTAGAGTTTACTCCAACAGATGCCGCTCTTGCTGAGATCTTTATTGATGGCGGATTATTTGGTACTGCTTCATATGAATTAAATGCCGATGGAGGATTAGTCGACTCAGACTTTACAGATGAGTATGACGGTGGAGGTGTTTGGAGCACAGCAACCTATCCAGATGGCCCACCTATCGACTTCTATGACGGAGGTATTTTTAGTACTGTTTACACCGCCAGTTTAGATGCTGGCGCTTACAATACTGTGTATATCGATACGGGGATTGATTCGGGAAATGTTTAATAATAAAAAGTTTGTACTTAGAGACCTAGGAGCCAAGTAGTGTCAACATTAAGAATTCAATTACGAAGAGGAACTGCAGCACAATGGACTGCTGCTAATCCAACACTGTTTGCAGGTGAAACAGGTTTTGAAACTGACACAGGTAAGTTTAAAATTGGTGATGGCTCTACCACATGGAGTTCTCTAAGTTATCAAAACATAAGTGGTGCACAGGGAACTTTAGGTTCTCAAGGAACTTTAGGTTCTCAAGGCACACAAGGAACTGTTGGTTCTCAAGGAACAGTCGGTAGCCAAGGTACAGTAGGTTCTCAAGGTACAACTGGAGCCCAAGGCACTGTTGGTTCACAAGGAACTACTGGCGCACAAGGTACGCTTGGTAGCCAAGGAACTTTAGGATCACAGGGAACTGTAGGTTCTCAAGGTACAGTCGGTGCACAGGGAACTCAAGGAACTCAAGGAACTCAAGGTGCTCAAGGTGCTCAAGGTACCCAAGGAACTTTAGGAACTCAAGGAACACTTGGAACTCAAGGAACACTTGGAACTCAAGGTGCTGTTGGTAGTTTTGGTGGAGCCACGTTTGATTACACTTTCCTTACAAGCACAACTAATGCTGATCCAGGTACTGGAAATTTGCGTTTTAATAATGCAACTCCTGCATCTGCTACAGCCTTGTACATAGATGCAAGTGATGATAACTCAACTGACTTATCTGCTTATTTACAAACAATTGATGACTCTGACTCAACAATTAAGGGTCACTTCCGTGTGTCAAAGAAAACAGATTCAAGCATATTTAAACTTTATACAATTGCATCTCTTACAGATAACACTGGTTGGTTTACAGTTACCTGTGCTTATCTTTCTGGAAATGGAACTCTTTCTAACTCCGACGATGTATTAATTACTTTTGCTCGTACTGGTGATAAAGGTTCTACTGGTTCCCAAGGAACTGCGGGTACTCAAGGTACTCTTGGAACACAGGGTGCAGTAGGTGCACAAGGAACTGTGGGTGCACAGGGAACTCAAGGAACACAAGGTGTACAAGGCACATTAGGTACTCAAGGCACACAGGGAACATTAGGTGCTCAAGGTACTACTGGTGCGGGAACCCAAGGAACCCAAGGAACTTTAGGTACTCAAGGTGTACAGGGATCTGCAATCCAAGGTACGGCAGGAACCTCCCCATCAGGCACTGCTTCTGTTGCAGATGTCTTAATGCTAGGTGGAATGTAACTAAAGTAGTTCTGTACTACCGTTATGTATCTGGCTGTACTGCGCTGCTTCTTGTAAAAATTTTATAGGTTTGTATATCTGCGGTTTTACCGTAAACGTATTAAACTTTATTTGGTTTTCTTCTTGTTTCATTCTAAAGTTAAATATGTACCAATCTACAGGGCAATTAATTCCTTTAGATTCAACATCATTTATTACTTTTTCTGCACCACGTCTGCTTACAGCATATCCTGCACATGACCACTGTTGATACGAACGACAGATGTAGTCTTGGTACACATCGTGCTCTAAAACATTGTAAGAAAACAAAGAATCATCAGGAACAAAAAATGAAAAGAAATCCCAGACAGGCATAAGTTCACTCATATAAATATTTGCAATATTTTTAAAGTTCCTACTTACTACTATGTCGTCTTCAAAAATAATTAAGGTGTCGTAGTTAGATTCTAAAAACTTTTTATATGCCAAGTAATTACTTGCCCAAACTCCTACAACTCCAGATGATGGTGGGAAGGTCTCTCCTGGCTTACAGAAATCGGTAACGATGTTGACTTTAAATTTAGGTGTTTGATTAATAAACTCCTCAGCCTTTTTGGCAGTATCTAAGTACACAGTCTCGGAGTCAAGGCGTGGCAAGAATGACATAGATTTTAAAATGCCCTGATAAGATTTGTTTCTTAGTTCATTTCCAGTATCAGTATGAAAGACCTCAAAGCAGGCGTTATCTAACACTTCTCAATCCATACCTGATAGCCCGATTCAATTAGGGTGTACTCACCCTTGCAAAGATTAAGAACGCAATCCACGCCCCTCTTAGGCTCTCTGTACTCTCCTCCGCCGTAGTTCCAGAGATAGTCATCAAATGCCATCACCCCACCTGATTCCAGGTGCCTGAAACCATTTAAACCATCCATAGCGGTCTGTAGGGCGGTGTGGTCGCCATCTATGTATATGAAGTTATATGAACTAGCGTTACGAATAAAGAACTCATCACTGGTCATCTTGTGCTTTAAGATTCTTCCATCCTTTGGGAATCTTGAATCATAGTAAGCCTCTACTGAAACAAAGTCCAAATCTTTATGGGCGGTCTCTTCACTACCTTCCCATGTATCTACATCATCTAGATATTCAATGGTGCGGTTATTAAGTAGCCACTGCGTGGCGTCGCCTGTGTAGGTGCCGATCTGCAGTGCACGAAGTGGAACACTTGGCACATGTCTAAAGTATTTCTCTACATCTTTAAACCAATTAGGAAACATTAGTTAAACAACTTAAGGTTATTAAGACATCCATTTATATACTCTTCAGTCATAGAGTAATCATCTAGTAGGTGTTGGAATAAGGCTTTACTTTCATCTCTGCGTCCAACCCACCAACTAGCAACAGCCTTTTCAAACAGTAAGCAGTATGTGCCGTTGTATTCAACGTACCCTGGAAGTGATTGATTGTGAGCATTAGTTGCAAATAATAAGCCTAACTCTGCGTATGTGAAGCATTCTTGATACTCTCTGTTGCGTTCTTTAATTCTAGACAATAAAAAGTAAGCCTCTGGTCTATTTGGTAAATAGGCAATGGCCTGCATAATGTTGTTGTATACAGTTTTATTTCTGTCTCCTTGGGCACCCCAACACAGGGCCATCTTTAATAACGAGGTATATGTAATTAGTGGTTGAGTCTTGTACCCGTATTCAGCCGCTCTTAAATAAAACCCTGCAGCAGATGCATACTGTAACTGCTCTTCATAAGCAGCAGCCAGGTTAAAGTTAATCTCGGCATCAAAAGGATTTTCAGCCAGTTTTAAGGCTACATCTTTAATTTCCATAAGACATGGACTCCGTAATCATTTCATTAATAACCTTCTTAGGAACTTCAAGAAGGAAAGCACAATTATCTTGAACTCCAAAAGTTAATACTAACTTTCCTTTTATAAGAGCAGCCCCTACGCAAAATTCAATTGGGGTATCTAAAAATGCAAAGGGAGATGTAATACCTACAAAGTTAAATTCTTTATCCCAGACAATCATGCGATGTCTGTATACGGAATCTTTTTGATTTAAATAATTTTTCCAAAGTGCAACCTCATGAGTAAAGGCAATGTAGTAATCTCCCCAAGCAATTACATTTGTACCACCACGTTGATCAGGAGAAATCGGCGGAGTTTCTTTTACCAGTACCTGCTCACACTCAGACTTATCAGGATTAGCCTTAACAATCTCAGTAGGCATAGCCCATTTAACAAAGTGATAAGGCTTATCAAGGATAGGCATCCAATTCTTTTCACAGTATGAGTTAACATCCACAGGAGGCGGGATACGAACTCTTTGTACCTCTGTGGCTGTCCAATTCTCTTTATCTAATTCGATCTTGGAGTACTCCATGCGACCCTGCCCATTGGTCGTGGTATCTCGACGCACACCGATCAGGTAGTAGTTACCATCCCACTGCGTGATGCGGACATCCTCCTCGCCAACAAACTCCCAGATAGGTGGAACATCTAACTTTGAGTAATCAACCTTTGTAAAATTAATTAGATTGTAATCCTTGTCAAGACGGCCTAGGTAGTTGGTCGTAACTAGCCGTTGGTCTTTTTCAGGATGTAGATAAGAGAGTGGGCCCCAAGGACTAAAGAATCTCTGATCTTTTTCGGAGTGATAGAGGGTGTAATTTACATGCCTAATATTTACTAAAATATCCCCATCATTATCAACAAAAATTGATGGGTTCATTAAGCCCATACCAGAGGTAGTTGAGTGGGGTAGAATTAGGGGCGCTAATTTGCCCCCTTGAGATACGGATTTATGCACCAAATTCATGGGAACACTTTAGCCCACATAACCAGCCTGTACCAATTAACCTTTACCTGTTTACCAGTACAAGTAAGAGTTACTTAGGTACCTTATACGTACCTTACTTAAGGAGTCACATGGCAACAGCATATAAAATTTTAGGTCAAGTAGCAACCTCCACATTAGGTGCTACTACCGAAGGAACCCTATTTACCTCAACAGGTGTTGAGACAATTGTTTCCTCATTAGTAATTGCAAATCAAGCAGGAACCTCTGCAACTTATCGCATTGCTGTTCAGCCTTCTGCAGACACGGGTTCAAGTGCCGCTGATAAGCACTGGATTGTTTATGGCGCAACAGTTGCAGCCTCAGACTCAGTTATCCTAACTGTAGGATTAACTCTTGCTTCTGGTGATCGTATCCGTGTCTATGGATCAACTGCAACTATGTCATTCTCAGCATACGGAAGTCAGATCTCCTAATGGCAATACGTAAGGCCAGCGACGCTAACTTAACTGGCAAGAAGTACAACGATGCTTCTGCTGGTGCCACAAAAATTGCAGATGTTCCAGATGCTCCAACAATTACGGGTTCACCTACACGAATCCACCAAGGAGCCTCAGTACCCTTCACTGCGCCAATCACAGGTGGAACTGTTTCTAATTACACCATTGTAGCAAGTCCTGGTAATGCAACTGGGACTGGTGCTACTTCTCCAATTCAACTTTCAGGATTAAGTGCAGGAACTCAATACACCTTTAGAATTAAAGGATCCTCTACAGGAGGTACTGGTAATCTTTCTTCTGCCAGTAATGCAATCACAGCAGCAAATGCTTCGTATGTATTAGCAAGCACATATAATTCAAGTGCTACCTACACAGTCCCTTCAGGAGTATCTGAAGTAACGGCCTTTTCATTTGGCGGAGGATCAGGTGGTAGTGGTCAATCAGGCGGTAGTGGTGGCGTTGGCGCTGCTGGAATAATTCCAGTTACTGCAGGCCAAGAGTATGTTATCGGTGTTGCTGCTGCGGCTGGTACTTCAAATTTTGGTAATGCTCTTTCTAGTAATGGTGCTGGAAATGCTACTTCAATAAGCAATGGTAACGGTAGTGGCAATGGTGGTGGTGGTGATACTGCTGGCAATGCTGGTGGAAATTTAGCAAAGAGTAGCATCACACTTTCTTACGGTGGCGGTGGCGGTGGTGGCGGTAATGGCGGTACTGCTAATCCTGAAAATCAATGGAACGGTTTTGGTATAAGTGCTGGCGGAAACGGTGGCGGCGCTGGTGGGCTTCCATACGGTGCTGCAGGTGGTGGTGGTGGTACTGGATACAATAACTGTTGTCCACACTCACTGGGAGGATCTCCTGGTGGAACTGGTGGAACTGGTCAAGCCCGTGGCGGTGGCGGTGGCGGTGGCGGTAATGGTGGCCGTAATAACTATGGTGGCCCTGCTCCTGGTACAGCACCTGCTGGTGCTGGCGGTACAGGTCAAGTAATTGTTTATGAATATAAGGTGGTGTAGTCAATGCCAAATTATGCTTGCATAAAAGATGAGACTGTTGTTAATACATTAGTCTTTGAAGAAGATGCAGTAGAACTTATGGAACAAGTTAAACTAACGTTTGATTATGACTTATTAGTTGATATGGGTAATCAACCAGTAGTTCTAGGGGACAGGTATGTTAACTCAGCCTTTGTTTTAAGTAATCCTATTCTAGAAGAAGATGTAGTTATTGAAGAAGACCCTAATGCACCTGTACGGTTAGAAGGAGTTCCTTACATTCCTGAGTAAATTTAAACTTCTATTAATTGTAGTTTAAACTGTACTTGTAGTATTCTTTAGTACTACCATAATAGGGAGCAATAATGGAAATACTTTTTACAAATACACATGGTGTTCCAAAAGAATACGAACCAAAACCAGCCAATGTTTTTATACCTGATTGGTATAAAAACATGCCTTCTTATTTAGGACATAAAAAGGTACCTGCAGAAGATAATACCACCTACTCAAGTTTAAAAAGATGCATGCCTGTTTTTGATTCAATGGTTAGTGGTTACATAATTACGTCGTATACTGACGTATACATTTCTCAAAGAGAAGTTGTAAAACATGAACCTGGAAAAGAAGAGGTTATTGAGGGCTCTATTCCATGGTACCAATGGCCTAGTTTTAATTCTATTGAATTTCATCCAAGAACTCAGGCACCTGGCTACGTTAATCAACGTGCTATGCCAGAACACACCTCTTATCCAAAGTGGATAAATTCCTGGGCTGTAAGGACGCCCAAAGGATACTCGTGTTTGTTTCTTCCACCAATGCATCGTGAGTCTGAGTTTTCTATTTTACCAGGCATAGTTGATACTGACTCTTATTTTGCTCCTGTTAATTTTCCATTTTACTTACATGATTGGGGTTATGAAGGAACGATCCCAGCAGGAACCCCGCTTGCTCAAGTTATTCCTTTTAAAAGAGATAATTGGCAAATGAAGATTACAAATGAAGAAGATGACACTTTTAAAGAAACCTTTAAAATAATTAAGGGGTTAAAAACTGTGTTTTTTGATTCATACAAAAATAGGTATAGACAAGAAAAAATATATAAATAGAGGATAATCCACACCATGCGTGGTTCTAAAGTCCAAGGACGATTTAAGATCGACTATGAAAACCTTTCTATTAATGAAGGCATAGTTGATGATCTTCGTGATCCTGTAGGCACAAAAGTTGACTGGTGGGTTTGGGATCAGGCGTATCTAGATGCAAATCCAACTGAAGTCTACGATGATATTTACGATACATCTAGTCAAGTAACTGGCAAGGGCCGTCGCTGGAAAGAACCTTTTGATATGCCAGTAATTATGGCGCAACAACTTCGTGGTACTAACATAATGAATGAACGAGGTTTTTACGTAGTAGATACTTTGCGCCTCGTAATTTCTGTTGCAGATATAAATCGTCTACTTCCAGCAATGGTAGGAGACCCAAGTACGCATATCAAGGACCGTGTTGTATTCCAGAATGAAGTATTTGTACCTACTCGTGTACTTCCTCGTGGACGTTATAAAGATAACTATGCAGTTGTTACAATTGATTGCAACTTAGTAAATGCAGAAGAACTTGTCAACGATCCTCAGTTTCAAGCCTACGCCAACTAGGAATACATATGGGAAATTTTGAAGAAGAATTAAACCCTTCGCTCTTTGAGTTTGATGATGTAGAATTAGAGGACTTCGACGAAGACCTGTTCGACGAAGACCTAGAAGAAGAGGACGACGATGGCAGCGAAGAAATCTAAGGGCAAGGTAGAGAAGGTAATGAAGGAGTACAAAGAAGGAAAACTTCATAGCGGATCTAAAAAGGGCCCAGTAGTTAAATCAAAGAAGCAAGCGGTTGCTATTGCAATGAGTGAATCAGGAATGTCTAAGAAGAGTAAGAAGAAGTAATGAAAGCACATCACTCAAAAATTGGAGCACGGGCTGGTAAATCGCCCCAGAAAAATATTCAAACTGGTCTTACCGAGAGTAAGTATGCGTCTGGTGGGGCAAAATTAAAAAAGAAAAAGGGCTCAATAATAAGGAGACCTAAAGCCAAAATCCGTTATACACACAAGAAGTCGGTGGCCTAATGGCAGATAAAAAACCAGAGAAGCCAGTAACTATTGGTATTAAAACTCCTGGAAAAAAGGCAAAGGTTACTCATAAAGTTTCTAAAAATAAAAAGGGCGATGTAGTTGTAGAACACACCAATACCAATCAAGGTAAGTGGGACAAGATTAACCTTACAAAAAAGGGTGGATCCACTACTGTAAAGCAAGGTGTCAAGGCTGTAAAGAGTTGGCACAAAAACAATCCTCATAGAAGTCAAGGACGATAATGGCAAAGACCGCAGCGTGGCAACGCAAAGAAGGTAAAAATCCAGAGGGTGGATTAAATGCAAAAGGTCGTGCATCATACAAGCGTGAAACTGGCGGAACATTAAAACCTCCAGTGTCTTCAAAAGAAGCCAAGAAGTCTCCTAAGAAAGCAGCACGTCGTAAATCATTTTGTGCAAGAATGGGCGGTATGCCTGGAGCAATGGAAAAGAACGGTAAGCCAACTCGTAAGGCACTAGCATTAAGAAAATGGGATTGCTGATGGCAAAATCAGATCCATGTTGGACAGGTTATACTCAGGTAGGAATGAAGATGAAGAATGGAAGAAAAGTTCCAAACTGCGTTCCTGAAAAAGGTGTTCCAAAATCAAAAAAACAAACTAAGCAGAAAGCGAGCAAGTAATGTGTAAATCATGTGGCGGATGTAAATGCAAGTGCTCTGCTTGTACAGGAAAGAAAGGTAAATAACTATGTGCGTTGGATGCGGATGTTCTAAAGCAAAATGTAAAGGCAAGGCTTGTAAGTGCAAATGCAAGAAGTGTAAGTAACCATGTGTGCTACCTGTGGCTGTGGTCAACCAAAGAATAAGCATGGCATGAAGACTCTTGCTGCTGCTAATAAGAAGTTTGACAAGAAAAAGTCCCCTAAGAAGAAAAAGGATAAAAAGTGAAGAAGTCATTAACCCCTAAGCAGAAGAAGATTGCTGGTGCTGCAAAGCCTGCTGACAAAATTACTGGCGCAGATTTTAAAGCGCTTAAGAAAAAGAAAAAAAAAGTAATTTAATGGCAAAGGTGTCAGACAAGAAACAGGATGCAAAGGTCATGAAAGGTATGACTGCAGCAGAGAAGAAGAAGTTTGCCAAGGCTGATAAGGCTATGGATAAGAAGAAGCCATCTCGAACAGAAGATGAAAAGTTAGATAAGGCTTTAGCCAAAAAGATTAAAAAGAACTAGAGAGTTAGGCCCCGAAAGGGGCCTTTCTTCTTTATCATTGCTATATCAGAACACCGCTGCGGTGCCTGACTACAGTTCCCACTGGTTGCGATAAAGGGGTCTATATGGCATGGAAGCCTTGGTACATGGAAGTTGCTGAGATGAACAATCAGCATGAACGTGAAGAGTTTATAAAGGGTGTGTTTGGATTCCGCCCTAAAGAAAAACGTCCCGCTATCGCATCGCTTATTGCAGGTACAGCCGTAGCCTATTTGGCTGGTGCTGCTTACGTTGGAACAAAAGCGAAAGCGAAAGCGAAGAAAAAGAAGTGACCTACCTTTCTAAAATAAGGACTTCTTTAAACAAATCTAGTCTTGAAACTACACGCATGATGTCTGCACATCTTCGGGCTGAAACCCGTGCCTCTGGATGGCCTGAGCACATTGTTCGTGGGATGCACGTCTCTTATGATGACGGCGCCTTTTCAGTTCGTTCTCACCCAGATCATCGTGCTGAAGTTTTAAATTTAGAGTACGGCACTCCAGGTACTCAACCAACCGCTGCAATTCGTAGATATAGCAATAGAACAGCCGAAGCAGAAAAGTTTTTATTGGGTAGAACAGCGCAGCATTTAAAGGCTTCCTCATGAGTTTTTTATTAGAAGAGGATGAAGCACTTCGTAATCTCCTTAAAGAGATGACGGTTACAGATCAAAAGGCATCCTCTGCTGCTGCAAAAACAGTAACAAGGAAAGCACTTACTACTAACGTTGTAACTTTAACAACCTCTACTAACCATGAGTTTGAAGTGGGTGACACCATAACAGTTTCTGGTATAGGTACTCCTTTTAATGGTTCTTACTTAGTTACTGCGATTCCATCAGTAACTACCTTTAAGTATGCAAAGGTCAATGCAAACATTGTTAGTGTTGCTTCAGGTGGCACAGTAACTCCAGGTACTACTAGAAAAGTGGGAGTCTGGTTTGGACAACCTGATCAAGAAATTCGTAGTCAAAGTTATCCTTATATAACTATTGACATGATAGACATGGCTGAAGATTTTCAACGGTCAATGCGTGGTAAAGTAAAACCAGCCTACTTATCAAACCCAGACACAATTGATGGCACAACTGCATTTAATACAACCACTAATAATTGGGAAATTGATTTTCCTGTTCCAGTAAATATTGATTATCAAATAACTACTTATGCTCGTCAACCCCGTCATGACCGAGAAATTTTGGCTCAGTTATTATTCACAAAGATTCCATTACGATTTGCTGTTTTAGAAACTGGTCCAAATACCAGTGCTGGAACAACACGTCGTTTGGATGTTTTAGATGTCGCTAAAAGAGACATTACAGAACAAGGAAAACGCTTATTTGTAAATGCAATAACGGTGCGTGTCTCTAGCGAGATTGCACCAGTACTTTATAATAAGTTCTACAAGGTTCGTACACTAAACGTAACAGGCACAACTGGCAGCGCCAAAATTGGTCGTGGTCAATTTACGCCAATCTCGTACACAACACAGGCACCATAAGGAAACCCCTACCCAACTAGCAAGGAGAAATCATGGCTTATAGCCGTCCAGGTGTTTACATTAGTGAACGCCTATTACCACCAGTAATTCCTAATGGAGTTACTGCAGATGCTGCTGGCGCAGTTGTTGCACCTTTTGCACAAGGCCCAGAAACAGTAACGCTTGTTTCATCTTGGTATGAATTTACCAAGTACTTTGGAGGTTACAACGCCTCTTATCCAGCCACCTTCCAGGTTGGCTCATTCTTTGCTAATGGCGGACGTGAACTTTATGTTCAACGTCTACTTGCGGCTAACGCTGTTGCTGCTACTAGAAGTTTAGTAGATTCAGGTAGCACCCCACGAGTAACTGTTACATCTAAAAATGCTGGAACAGATGGAAATAATCTTCGTGTTGTTGTTGCTGCTGGTGAAGTTGCTAGTACCTACACCTTAACTCTTTACAAAGAGTCTGGTGTAGCAAATGATATAACTGATGACATCCTTCTTGAACAGTATTCAAATGTTGTTTTTAATGATGCTGCATCTAGTGATTACGCTCCAACAGTAATTAACTTATTATCATCAAATATTACAGTTGCTGTTATCGCTGGGTATGCTGGTCAAGGTATTGTAAGTGCTACTTATCCACTAACAAGTGGATCAAATGGTTCAGCAACAACATCTACTGATTACACTAATTATAAGGCTGGTGGTTCTTCAGTCTTTGAAAGGTTTACATCTTTTGATCGTCCATTAGTTGTGTTCATTCCTGACGCAAATGCATTAGCATCTGGAACAGTTGGGGTATTTGATGCCGCAACTTCTTGGGCAGAAAGCAATAATGGATTTGTAGTTCTTGGAACTGATCCTGATCTAACAGTAGCGAATGCGGTTACTTTTGCAGGAAGTCTTACTGATACAAGCAATGCTGCTGTTTACTATCCAAACGTTTATATATCTGATCCACTTGGACGTGGCACAGGATCTCTTCGTAAGATAGAGCCAGCAGGTGCTGTAGTTGGTTTATACCTATCCACTGATGCAAGCCGTGGCGTATTCAAAGCCCCAGCAGGTATTGGTTCAGCAATTCAAGGAATTGTTGCTGTAGAAAAAACATTTACATCTACAGAACTTGACACAATGAATGCAAGCACATCTCCTGTAAATCCAATTCGTCAAATTCCTGGCGCTGGACTTTCAGTTATGGGTGCCCGCACATTGAAGCAAGATGGGACAGCAAACAAGTATGTAAACATGCGTCGTTCTTTAATTTACATTCGTAAGAATTTAAAAAATCTTACTGAGTTTGCAATATTTGAAAATAATGATGAACAATTGTGGTCACGTATTAATACTGCTCTTGGTTCATTCTTAAATGAATATCGTAACCAAGGCGGTCTTCGTGGTGCAATTGCTTCACAGGCTTACTTTGTTAAGTGTGATGCTGAAAACAACACAGCACAAACAATTGCAAATGGTGAAGTACACATTCAAGTTGGTGTTGCTCTTCAGTATCCAGCAGAGTTCATCGTCATCGACCTCAGCCAAAAGACGCTGAATTAATCCAAAGGAGAAATAAATAAATGCCTACAATCATTAATAATCGGTCATCATTAATTACCGATCCAATACGTAACTTTAGATTCTTAGTTACATTTAAAGCACTACCAACAGCAAGTACTGCCACAACCGCTGTGCAAACAGCCACTTTTGGTTTTACATCTGTATCAGGTATGGCTGTGACTACAGACTCTATCCCTTACCGTGAAGGCGGATACAACACCACCGTTCACCAAATTCCAGGACAAACTACATTTGCGCCAATTACTTTGCAACGTGGTGTGGTCCTAAACTCAAGTCAAAACTATGACTGGATGCGAAATATGTTTGCAACCGTTCAAGGTGGAGGCACTCGTTCTGCAACTCAGAACTTCCGCTGTGATCTAGAGATTGCAGTACTATCACATCCAATTCCTGGTTCTAATCCGTCGGATACAACTGCGGCACAAACAGACCATGTAGCAATGCGCTTTAATGTGTATAACTGCTGGCCAACTGCTGTGGCATACTCAGACTTAAACGCTGGTGATAACGCTCTATTTGTTGAGCAGATGACTCTAGTCCATGAGGGCTTTGATGTTAACTGGGCAGCAAACCTAACAACTTCAGCAGCAGCATTCCCAGCATAATCTAACAAAAGGATAACAATGACGAACACAATTAATGCAGCGGTTAATCCCGCATTAGCAAACAATCTGTTAAACAAGGCGCTAAATGAAACGCCAAAAGAAGTACTGCCTGAAATCAATTCACCTTTGGATACAACTGTTGATCTTCCTGGTGGCTTTATTACAGCCACTGGGGAGGTTATCAGAACGGCTGAAGTTCGTGAACTTACAGGTAGAGATGAAGAGGCTATTGCAAAAACAAGTAATATTGGAAAAGCCTTAATGATTATTTTGCAACGTGGAACAGTAAAAATTGGTGATGAAAAAGCAGATGAAAAGATGCTTGATCAATTATTAATTGGAGATCGAGATGCTCTCTTGCTTGGGATTTTAAGAGTTACTTTTGGTAACAAAGTTAAAATTCCAGTATTTGTAGATAATGAAGAAAAATTAGTAGAGGTTGATATAACTGCCGATATTAAAAATAAGATTCTTACTGATCCATTAAATGATCGTATGTTTACTGTCAAAGGTAAAAAGAGTCAATTTACTGTCCGTCTTCCAGATGGAATTGTTCAAAAGAAAATGATTGATAATATGGACAAAACATCTGCAGAATTAAGCACCATTGTACTAGAAGGAACAGTTACTCAAATTGATTCTGCTCCAGTGTACAGCGTTGCTCAAGTTCAAGCACTCAGCGTTATTGATCGCAGAACAATTATTGAAGCAATTAATAAAAGAGCACCTGGTCCTCAATTTGAGGACGTGGTCGTTAAAGACCCAGAAACAGGAAGTGAGGTACTGGTTCCTATTAATTTAGGATCCTTATTTCAGTTCTAGTAATACGAGTTATGAACAACTATTCTATGAATGGTCGGCACTAACTCAAACGTATAAGGGATGGTCTCTAGAAGATATTAAAAAAATGTCTAAAAGAGAAAGATTTAATTGGTTAGAAGTTGCTAAGGCGAGAGTTGGAAGGAATTTAAATGGCTAGTAATGATCCATTAAAAGACCTTTCTGGTGCCACAAAAGGACTTAAATCAATAAACAAAGAGATAGATCATCTTGAACAAGCCTTAAAACGTGTAAAGGGTTTAGTTGGAGGAACTCTTTCAGGCGTTAAAAATGTTTTATCTTCTGGTGTTGGTCAAGGCACCAGTATGGGACTAGGCGTATCCAATGCTCAATTTAGTAATGGTGCTGGTGGTTCTGGTGGCAGTAACGTACAAATGCCGTGGCTGGTCTCCAAGATAGGATTATCAGGAACAGTTGGAGTACAGGCTGGTTTAGGAGTTGCATCTGCTGCATATGCTGGTCTTCCAGATATGTCAGCCGTCATGCCTCGTGCTGCTGGTTTTTACAATGCAACACGGCGTATGCCAGGAATGACTAGAAGTGCTTTAACTGCTGCATCCTTTAGTGCTATTGGTGGTGGTATTTCAGGACCTGGTGAAGATGTTGCAGCAGCAAACGTTCTTAGTCTTGGCTATGGATTAAGTGGTGGAGCAAACTTCTTGCAATCAATGCGAGAGGTAAAAGGTGCAGCACTTGGTTATAACATGCCAAACGCAACTGCAGCAATGGCTATTGGTGGATTGCACACAGGCGATATGAGTGCAAACCTTTATCAATACGGAATTAGTACTCTTGATGTTAAAACTGGCAAAGCCAGAACAATGGATGATATTGCAGGACAAGTTTATCGTAAGGTATACGGAACCAAAAAGTTAACATCAGCACAACAAGAGTTCTCTTTGCGTGAGGGTTCTTTAAATAGAGTTATGAATGATCTTGGGTTTAGTCAAGAAACTCAATCGTTAATGCGTCCTATGCTTTCACAAATTAGTCAAGGACAAAAACCAAGTTTATTAAATGAAACTGGAAAAGATAATCCAGCATCAGATTTTTACAGACAACAAACAGCAAACGCAAAACTTACAGATACAGTAACAGATGACATGCTTGCAGGTTATAAAAAAGCAACTGATGCTGTTGTTATTTTTAATGCGGCATTAGAAAAAACTCCAAGTTACATTCTTCAACTTAAGGGTGCTATTGATGGTGTATCGGGTACACCTTTGGGAAATTCAAGTAGTGAATTACTTAATACTGCAAAAACCGTAGGCTTAACTGTCTTAGGTTATAAGGGACTTCAAAAATTAGGAGTAGTTGGTAAAAGTGGGGGTGCAGCAGTAACTGCAACTGC